ACAACGGATAAAGGAGTAAAATCCTATCACATTTACTTCGAGGATAAGTGTTTGTTTAAAAACTTAGATCAAGAAGAGTTTGATGTCATATGGGGCAGGATCTACAAGTCTTATCATACAGATAGCTTGTCGTTCTCTGTCTGTATTGGCGATGAATGTATAAGGGAGGATCAAAGTTATTAATGGTCATATCTCCACATTATAAGAATCATGACTTGGATGTCCTTGCAGATTACGTTCATGATTGGATTGATTACTTACATAAACCTGATGACAGTGCGGCAGACTATACAGGGCCACGTTGTCCCTTTGCAAAGAAGGTAAGAGATGATAATAAGATAGAGTTGATTAAGGTCTATGACTTTTTCAGCGCGTACGACTACTGGGAGGTGGTTACGAGAGAGTGTGATAAGTTCGATGGCAGTAAGGATGTAGTGATAGTTGCAGCAAAGACCAATGTGAGTATCATCAACACAGATCAAATGTCTGGCGCCGTTGACGGTATCAACACGTTTTTGAATTGTCAGGGAAGAGATTTGTGGTTGTTACTTAAACAGGATGAGTTATTTACCATCATCATGATTCAGAAAATCAGCGCGTTGGACGATACAAGTAAACAATTGGCGGACAAGGGATATTACACTACTAGATACTCGGAAGCACAAATGGAAAAGGTCGTTAATGGCCGTCGTAAGTATCGTGAAAGATTAAATGAAACAACCTAAAGTTGTAGACCTACCAAACTACGGTGTACTTGAGTGTGAGTTAGAAGATAAAGAGATTGACTATTTGTGGAAATTAGTTCATAAGTATTCTCGTGGTGCAAAGTGGGAAGGAAACCGATTACTGAGTGTTGATAATATTGATGACAAACAATTCTTTGTTACTGATGATGAAGGCATCTTTCAAAACAATGTTTTGATGCCTGCTGCACAAACTTACTTTGAAAAATATGGAACACCTTTTAAACTCAAATCAACACATTACCATGTACCTAGATTCTCTCGTTTCTGGTGTCGTGTATCTCAAGATGGAGATTATCAAAGCATACATGATCATCAAGGCATATTCACCTTTGTAGTTTGGTTAAGGATACCTTTTGAAGGAGAAGAAGAAAATGCTGTACAAAGAGGATTCAGGCCAGAAGCAGGAGATTTTGTACTTTGTTACCCCGATACATGTGGACAGTATCAAAAGAGGAATTGGGTTTTGGGAAAAGGTTCTGAGGGTAAAATGTTGTTCTTTCCAAGTGATATAAATCATATTGTATACCCACATTACACAACCACTGAATATCGTGTTGCATTGGCTGGAGATATCGTTTTTGATAGTATGTCGCCTACCGAACCAATAAATCCATCAGACGCAACGTATGATCCTGTAAGTGGTTAAAAACTAAAATGTATAGATAAGTTTATAATGAACATTTCTGAAGAAACAATGAATATAGAGCTCGATGTCAAGGAGCTAGAATACATCTACGAATCTCTCTCTTTTAGATTAGAGCATGATAACCATCTGATGTACCATCCTGATATAAGAAAGGATTTAGAAGATATGATGGCTACATGGGAAGATGAATACCTATAACGTCTATATTGGCGATAATCTTATTATGGAAGATATTCCAGTAGGAGATATAAAACACAAGCTGGCATATCTAACAGAGTATTTTAAAAACTATCCAAATGATGAACTTCGTAAAGAAGAAATAAAGGTGATTAAAAATGAGAACCAAAAAGATTGATTTACCTAATTACGGAGTTTTAGACATAACTCTGGATAAAGAACATTTAGATCATCTACACCATTTGGTAGAAAAGTATGAACCAGATGATGCCAAGCAACAGTGGATGTTGATAGATGATGATAACCGTTTTCAGAAAGAAGTTCTGGGAAGAGTAATACAACAATACATTGAAGATTTTGGAATACCTCATAGGTTAAGAACAACTCATTTACATGAGTTAACCTTTCAGAAGTTTTGGGCAAATTATACTGACAAAGGACAATATCAAGCATTACATCAACATGACGCTATATTCTCTTTTGTAGTATGGCTCAAGATTCCTTCCTGTGCCACAGAAGAACAAGAAGTGCCAAATACTATGCATCCAGACGCAGGGGATTTCATTCTAACCTATAATGATATCTGTGGAAATATGAGAAAAGTAAATTGGAAATTAGAACAACAATATAATGAAGGTCATATGTTAATCTTTCCTAGTGATCTGTTTCATGCGGTTTACCCCCACTTCTTAACTGACGAGAAAAGATTATCAGTAGCTGGTGACATTGCAATCAACAGCATGGTTCTGAAAGGAATTAATGATCAGGGAATGTTGTTAGGCCCCTGTAATAGTCAGGAGTTTCTAAAAAAGGGTTCGGGAAAAGCTAATATATAATATAACACTATGGACAAATTGGTTTGACCGTGGTATACTTAAGAATGTAATTACAACATGTTATGGCAAAAGGATTTACAGTAAAAGCTAAAGCCCCCAAAACTAAGAAAGTCGAAGATGACTTTGATTTGGCAAAGGCGAAAGAATTAGCGAAAGGTAAAGCAATAGTTTTCTGTCTGCCAGGTAGAGGAGTTTCTTATATTTTTCTAAAGAACTTCGTTCAACTATGCTTTGACCTTGTTCAGAATGGATCTAGTATCCAAATCTCACAAGATTATTCATCAATGGTTAACTTTGCAAGATGCAAGTGCCTTGGTGCTAACGTTCTCAGAGGCCCAGATCAAATTCCTTGGGACGGAAAACTAAAATATGACTATCAGTTATGGATTGACTCTGATATTGTCTTCAATACTGAGCAGTTCTATCGTTTAGTATGGATGCAAAAGGATATTGCTGGTGGTTGGTACTGCACAGAGGATGGAAAAACAACATCTGTTGCACATTGGTTAGAAGAAGAGGACTTTGCTAAGAATGGTGGAGTGATGAATCACGAAACTATCGAGTCAATCTCTCGTAGACGCAAACCTTTCACTGTTGATTACACTGGATTTGGTTGGTTACTCATTAAAAATGGTGTATTTGAGCATAAAGAGATGAAATATCCTTGGTTTGCTCCTAAAATGCAAGTCTTTGAGTCTGGAGATGTTCAAGATATGTGCGGAGAAGACGTATCTTTCTGTCTAGATGCAAAAGAAGCGGGTATGGAGATCTGGATTGATCCAAAAATCCGTGTTGGCCACGAAAAAACGAGGATTATTTAAGATGGCAGACGCAGAAATAAGATACAGGGTCGTAGAATTAGGCACATCAGGCTGGTGTGTCAACGATCCTAAGCAAGATGTAGGTCTTGACAAGGAACAGGCGAGGGTGAGACTCAATTTTTACATGAATGAGGGTATCTCACCAGACAGATTAAGAGCTCAAATCGATAAATAAAAAGAAAACGGTTAAAGATGGCAGACTCAGATCCTAAATTAGCTCCCCATAACGTAGAAAGTGCTGGTTTTAAAGGCGGAAGTGTAAAAGGACAGTATGATGTAAGCGCTCAAGCACGAAAAAAGGCTGCTGCAAACAGTAATACAAGTCAATCTCCACTCGCTGCTGGTTAAAAAACACTCAAAAAATTTTAAAGACCCTTTAAAAGGGTCTTTTTTTGTGTCTAAATAGAATTTGAATAGTATATTTGTCCATAATGAAGTTAAAAAATACGCCATTTGGCGGTTTTAAAGATGGTTTTATAGAAAAACCAGAAGAAGATGAGACAATTTTGCGTGAAGTTGTTGGTGATGACGCTAATGACAAGAAAAGAAAACAAAATTTGAGTGAATAATGGCAAAAGTAGATAGAAAACTTGTAACAAAAACTCCTTTTAGAGATATTAGTCTATCATTTAGTCGCCATCCTGTGACAAATGACATTGGTGTCTTCACAAATGAGGATGCAATCAAGAGATCTGTCACAAATTTAGTAAGAACAAGAGTAGGTGAAAGGTTTTACCAGAAATTATTAGGTAGTCCTCTTGAAGATACTCTATTTGAGCAGCAAGATCCAGACGTTGCTCAAGTTTTAGAAGATGATATAAAACTTTTATTAGAGAATTACGAACCTAGAGTTAGTAATTGTTCTGTAACAGTGCTTTTTCCGCTTGATACTAACCAATTAACTTGCAATATCACTTATGATATCACTGGGATGCAGTTCCCACAGCAAAATATAGAATTTATTCTCCAATCAACTAGAGTATAATGTCGTTTAACCAGTTTACAAACCTAGATTTCGCTGATCTTAGGGCTCAAATTAAAGATTATCTTCGAGTAAACAGTGATTTCGCTGATTTTGACTTTGAAGGATCAAACTTTTCTACTCTAATTGACCTTTTAGCGTATAACTCTTACATTACTGCTTATAATACGAACATGGCAGTCAATGAGTGCTTCCTTGATAGCGCTACATTGCGTGAAAATGTCGTTTCTCTTGCTAGAAACATTGGTTATGTTCCAAGATCTTCTAGAGCTGCACAAGCTGTAGTTGATTTTACTGTAGATTTAGGTACTAATGACACAAAAATCTTAACTTTGAAGGCTGGACAAGTCGCTTTAGGTAATCAGTTAGGAAGTAATTACATATTTTCAATTCCAGACGACTTTGTAGCTACAACAAACGATAATAATACTGCTACTTTTAGTAATTTGAGAATTTATGAAGGAATTTACCTTCAAAAATCATTTGAAATAGATTATTCTCAACCAAATCAAAGATATATTCTTCCAAACTCAAATATTGACACAACTTCTATCCGTGTTACTGTTTCTTCGACAACAGATGAGATTTATACGCTCTATAATAACATTTTGAAGGTAGATGATACCTCTAAATTATTTCTAATTCAAGAAATTGAAGATGAACAGTATGAAATTTTATTTGGGGACGGAATTATTGGTAAAAAACCTCCAGCTGGAGCTATTGTAACTGTAACTTACATCGTTACCAACGGAAAAACTGGAAATGGTGCTAGAAACTTCTCATTTGTTGGTATTTTGAAAGATGATACTGATAAAACAATCTCACAAGGTATATCAGTATTAAAAACATCCCAAAAATCTGAAATGGGTGACAACGTTGAAGATATTAGTTCAATCAAATACTTGGCACCTCGTATATACTCTTCACAATACCGTGCAGTGACCGCCAATGACTATACAGGTATAATTCCATTCGTATATCCTAACGTTGAATCTGTGACCGCCTACGGTGGAGAGGAACTAGATCCCCCTGAGTTTGGAAAAGTGTTTATTTCGATAAAACCGAAGAACGGTTCTTTCCTTTCACAGATTACGAAGGACGATATATCCAGACAACTAAAACAATATTCAATTGCTGGTATTAAACCAGAAATTATCGATCTTAAGTATCTTTATGTTGAAGTTGATACTTCTGTCTACTATAACACTAACGCAACGTCTGATGTGACTGAATTAATTAGTAATGTTACCAAAGCTTTGACTACATATTCAAATTCATCTGATATTAATGCTTTTGGTGGTAGATTCAAGTATAGTAAAATTGTAGGATTGATAGATGACTCTGCTAGAGGAGTTACATCTAACATTACTAGGGTAAAGATGAGACGTAATATAACTCCTGAGCTCAATACGTTTGCAACTTATGAACTTTGCTACGGAAATGCTTTTTACGACCAACCAAATGGGTATGGCGTGCGATCCAGTGGATTTACGGTAAGTGGTATTGATGGAACATTGTATATGGGTGATATTCCTACTGCTGGGACGACTGTTGGAAAAATAGTTTTCTTCAAACTTGTAAATAATCTACCTTTGATCGTTAAGAACGATGCTGGGACTGTAGATTACATTCATGGAGAGATTAATCTAGATGTGGTAAATATAACAGGTGCAACATTGGAAAGTGGAGTTATTGAAGTTGAAGCAATACCCGATTCTAATGATGTTATTGCTTTGAAAGATTTGTATTTACAATTAGATGTTTCAAACAGCACAGTTAAAGCTTTACCTGACGTTGTTTCCTCTGGTGAGAACACTTCTGCAACAGCATACGTCACAACATCCAGTTACGCTAGCGAATCAATCTATACAAGATAAATGACAGATATCAAAAGAGTAAAAATCTCTCATGTAATAGAATCGCAGATTCCTGAGTTTCTAACTAGCGAATCTCCTCTTTTTACAAGTTTTTTAACTCAGTATTATCAATCACAAGAACACCAATCTGGTGTAGCTGACTTAGCAAACAATCTAGCTGAGTACAGACAGATTGGTGCTTTTAATGCCGAGTCATTAGTTGTATCAACTGAGTTAACTGATAATGTCTATGCTGGTGATCCTACTATAAGAGTGACTTCCACTACTGGATGGCCTCAGAGTTATGGTTTGTTGAAAATAGATAACGAAATTATTACATACACCAATAAAACTGATACTTCGTTTATTGGATGTTCTAGAGGATTCAGTGGAATAGATCAAATATCCAAAGAAGATGCAGCCGAGTTTCTTAACTTTTCAGAAACCAATGCTGAGGTACATCTTGTTGGTGCAACAGTTCAAAATTTAAGTAATCTCTTTTTACAAACATTTTTTACTAAATTTAAGACAGAATTTTTACCTGGCTTTGAAAATAGAAGTTTTATAGAAGGGACTTCGGTTACAAACATACTTACAAGGGCAAAAGACTTCTATATGTCCAAAGGAACTGATTCCTCATATCAGATTCTGTTCAAACTTTTATATGGTGAGAATATTGATATTCTCAAACCAATTGAAAGTACTATTATACCTTCTGAAAACGTATATTTTAAAACTAAGCACGTTCTTGTCGAAAACTTGTTTGGTGGTCAACCATTAGAGACTGTAGGTAACTTCTTATATCAAGATATTGCTGGAATTGGAACTGCGAGTGCTTCAATTTACAATGTAGAGTATAGACCAATCAATCAGGTTGATTTTTATGAAATATCATTAGACTCAACATCATTTGACGGATCTTTTCAAGTGCCTGGTAAAACTAAGGCTTTAGAACTGACCCCAGCAGAAGCTCCAACACTAGTTGTTGACTCTACAGTTGGTTTTGGTCAAAGTGGAACATTATTAGTCAAACCTAGAGAAGGTGCAAACTATCTAACTCTAAGATACACTGACAAAACCATAAATCAGTTTTTAGGTGTTACTGGTATTACAACTTCTTTGGTTTTTGGTGCCGATATACTCGAAAATAAATTGGCATATGCTTATGCTGGTTTTGGTCAAACATCATTGTTGCAATTTAGACTCGTAAACGTAATTGATGAGGTGGATACTTCTGACTCTACAAATATGCAAGTTGGAGACAGTCTTAAGCTTC